GCAGGTGGCCGATCTGCTCTACAACAAGCTGGGCCTGACTTGCGAGATCAAGACCGACACGGGCCAGCAGTCGGTCAAGGCCGAGGCGCTAGAGGCCCTGGCCGACAAGCACGCCATCGTGCCCCTCCTGCTGTCCCTGTCGCGCGTGAAGAAGCAGCGCAGCACCTATGGCCTGTCGATGCTCGAACACATCAGCGAGGTCGACGGGCGCGTCCACACGACGTTCAACATGGTGCGCAGCGCGAGGCTCAGCAGCAAATCCCCGAACGTCCAGAACATCACGGCCCCCGAAGAACCGGGCGGCGAAGGGGAATGGGCGCGCGGCTGCTTCGTCGCCGCTCCCGGCAACAAGCTGGTGTCGCTCGACTACGCGCAGCAGGAATTGCGCGTGGCCGCGATGCTCTCGGGCGACGAGACGATGGCTGCTTCGTTCGAGGCCGGTCACGACTTCCACACGATGACCGCAGCGGCGGCACACGGCGTCTCGCCCGATGCCGTCACGAAGGAACAGCGTCGCGTCGGCAAATCGCTCAACTTCGCAATCATCTTCGGGCAGAGCGAATATGGGATCGCGAGGTCCATTGACTCGACGAAGGAACGTGCGGCCGAACTGATGGCGACGCTCCTGGGCCGCTACTCGAAATTCGCCGCCTGGCGTCGCGGGCGCGTGGCCGACGCCGAGGTGAACGGCATCTTGTGGACCGAATGGGGCGACTGGTGTTTCCGGCGCAGCGTCTACGGCATCGGGGAAACCGCGCGCGGCAAGGCGGCGGATCGCATCCGCAAACATTGGCGCAACGTGGCCATGAACAATCCCATCCAGTGCATCGCCAATTGCTTCTGCTTGGCCTCGCTGACCGAAGCCGTGCGCTGGACGCGCGAGGAGCGCCACGAGGTCAAGGTCGTGATGACGGTTCACGACTCGCTCCTGTTCGAGTGCCCTGAAGGCTTGGTCGACGAGGTCGTGCGCGAAGGCCGCAGGATCATGCTTCAGTGGCCCAGCGGCGTCGTGAAATTGAAGGTCGATGCCGAGGTCGGCGCGGACTGGGGACGTATGGTCAAGGTCGGATAAAAACGCCCCGCACCCCTAATACCTTAGAGCAAGGAGGCCCATGGCCAAGCCCACGAAGTCCGGTGAGAGTTCGTTCGACGAGAAGCTGATCCGGTCTGCGACGCAGATCGAGCCCATCGCGATCAACGAGGAGTTCGTGCGCCTGCCCGGCGATCTGGCTTATTGGAACGGCGTCTACGCCGATGCCGTGCGCAACCTGCTCGACGCCCAGCGCCTCTCGGACGCGGGCGAAGCGCGCATCCGCGAAGGCTATCGCGCGAAGGTGACCGAGAAGGTCACGGAGAAGTACCTGGATTCGTGCGTGGCGATGGACGCCGACTTCGCCAAGCTGCGCGAGGCCGAGGACGACGCCGAAGCGAACAAGGCGCGAGCTGCGGGAATCGTGGATGCGATCCGCGCCAAGCGAGAAATGCTGGTGTCCCTCGGAGCGCACATGCGCGCCGAGATGCAGCCTGGGCCGACCATCAACACGATGGAGCGCCGCCTGGAAGAATTGGAACGACGGGCCGAAAGGCACTTCAACAAGCCGCGCGACTGAGCGCACCCCAAACGAAAGGAACAGCACCCCATGACAACGACAGCGATGACCAAACACGGACAAGTGGACCTGGAGGAGATGCGTCGCGAGAAAGATCGCTTCGCGGAAGAAACCAAGCGCACCGACCGCCTCAAGCTGATCGAAGGCAAGAACGTCGTGCGCTTCTTGCCGCCACTCGCAGGGCAGAAGTCGCCATTCTTCCGGGCGTTCATCCACTACCTGCGCAACCCGGCGATGCCGGACAAGGGCGGGCGTCCCGTGATCTGTCCGCTCAAGACGCGATCTGCGCCCTGCGTGATCTGCCAGCGCATCTCGGAACTGCGCCGCACGGGCGTCCCGACCGACACCGACGAGGCGAAGCAACTCAGCGCGGGGCGGCGCATGTACGCGAACGTCGTCAACCTGAACGAGCCGGACAAGGGCGTGCAGGTGATGGAGTTCGGCGCGAAAATCTACACCGAACTGCTCAGCCATCTGGCGGGCGAGGACGAGGCGGCGGTGGGAGACTTCACCGATCCCGACAAGGGCTACAACGTCGTCATCGAACGCGTGGGCACGGGCAAAGAAGACACGAGATATCAGGTGCGCATGGCCAAGGCCCCCAGCGCCATCGCGAAGCGCGCGTGGCTGGGCGAGATGCACGATCTGGCGAAGGTCGTCGAGCCAATGGACGACGAGCGCATTCGAGCGCTGCTCGAAGGCCGCGACCCCGACGTGGAGTTCCTGCCGCCCCCGGCGAGTGGGCCAGCGGCGGCTCCTCCGGTCGATGACGAGTTCGCGCCGCCCCGGTCGGGATCGACGCGATGACCAAGGAAGCACCCCAGGCCCCGGCGCGCGTCGTCGCGGCCCTGCGCAAGAAGTTCGGTGACGACGCCGCGATGCTGATGGGCGAAAGCGGAACCGGAATCACCGAAGTCTGCCCGACTGGCATGGCCGTCCTCGACCGCTGGGTGCTCGGCGTCGGCGGCTTGCCATACGGGCGCATCGTCGAGGTCAGCGGTTCCGAAAGTTCCGGAAAAACGACGCTGATGAACAAGATGCTCGCGGGCGTCCAGCGCGACGGCGGCGTGGCCATCCTGTGCGAGACGGAGCACAGCTACGACCCGGCGTGGGCCAAGCTCCACGGCGTCGGGGTTGCCGATCTCGTCCTGCTGCAACCCAACCATCTCGACGGCGAGAAGGGTGCGCTGGCGCAGTTCGAGGCGGCCATCGGCAGGCACAAGAAGGTCTTGATCGCGATGGACAGCGTGGCCGCGACCATGACGAAGGCCGAGTACGAAGATGGCATCACGGGCGGGGCGGCGATGGCCGAAGCTGCCCGCGCATGGTCACGCGGGATGCGAATCTTGGCCCCGGCCATCGCGCGCAATCAGGCGATCTTGTTGCTGGTCAATCAGACCCGCGCCGTCATCGGCAAGATGTACGGGCCGTCGGAGACGACGCCAGGGGGCAACGCGATCAAGTTCTACGCCAGCATCAGGCTCAGCGTGTACCACGGCAAGCGCATCGACGGCGGCGCGGGGCGCTTCATCGGCGTTCAGGCGCAGAAGAACAAGGTCGCGCCGCCGTTCCGCAAGGCGCAGTTCAAGCTCGACTTCGCGTCCGGCTTCGACGACCGATGGGCCATCCTCGACCACGCGAAGGAGATGGGCTGCATCGAGGCGAAGTGCCATTCGCTCAAGGAAGCGATCAAAGGGCTGCACTGGGAAGGAATCGAGGCGAAGGATGGAAGCGATGACAAAGAAGAAGAAACTGAAACGTGAGATTGCGCTTGAGCTTGCGCTTGCGCGGATTACTGTGCAGAGAAACAATCTGGTTAAAGCCGTTCTCAATTGCATTGATCTGCGAATTCAAACACGGGCGGGGTTTGTATCGTTAGGGGAGCGTCTTTACAAAGACGTTATAGGGCCTCTCCATTGTGATAACGAGGTGACGTGGACTTGGAGTGAGTCGCAATACAGGAAATTTAGAGGTGCATTTCTAATAAAAAAGACATGCTTATCCGGTTCATACACTTAGCCACAACCTGTAGCAAGGGAAACGTCTTGGCCATTCGTCCAGATGACCTCCTCGGAGCCGTTGCCATTGACGCCAGCCTTCAGCGTCTCGAACGGCCGGAAGGGCAACCAGGCGGCCCCTGCGTTCTCACACACGATGGTCTGCCCCTGGCGGCTCCGGCACCACGCGCCAAGGTCGCTGTAGTCGATCGTGTCGGCATGCGCATACCGCGAACCGACACGGTTGTTGTAGGGAGGATCGACGAACCACGTAGCTTGGATCGAGGGCGCCTGCTGGTAGTCGCCTTCGATGATCGTCCAGTGTCGGATTCTGTCGACCTGGCTAGCTACGCGATCTCTCTTGGCTTCCGACCACCCTTCAAACTTCCGCCCCATGGAGCGCAGCTTCTTCCGACCAGCAGCCAGAACTGTACAAGGGTGCGTTGTCGCGTCATTCATCGAAAATCCGATGAGGTACCGGCCTCCCTGAGGCACCCAAGAGGGCAAGTCTGCAACAGCTTCAACCAACGGAATGCGCCGGATCTCATCGCTGGAAACCCTAATCAGGTAACGCCACATCTCGGCCACGACAGCGTAGCGTTCGATCAAAACCACACGCCGATCGGGGTACCGCATGGCGTAGCCTGCCGCTCCGGCGAAAGGCTCCACGATCGTGTCGTACAGCGGCTGAGGGTAGCGAGGCGCCGCGCGCCATTTGCCACCGTAGTACCGCCAGAACGGCTTGAGATCGTTTGCCATCTACATCCCCACCGCGAAGCTCGGGTGTTCCCAGTCGCCCGAGTAGTCTGGAGGGGCTAAGTGTGTCAACCGGATAAGCATGAAAAAAGAAAGGTGTGTGACGGGTACACGGTGGCCTTTCCCACTTTGGTTGGTACCCAGGGAAAACAGGAGACGACTAGGGCAAGGCAGGCAAGGCATGGCTCGGCCTGGCGAGGCTAGGCCAGGCGTGGTGAGGCAAGGCAGGCAAGGCAGGCAAGGCAGGCGAGGCAGGGCCTGGCGCGGCGAGGGTTGGCGTGGCGAGGCCTGGTGCGGTCGGGCATGG